GAAATATTTGATATTTTTCCAAAAATCATGGAACAACATCATATTTTGACCAAGATTTGATTTATTTTTAGAAAGAACCTTTTCAATCATTTGGTCTTTTATAGAACGTGTAATGGTAGTGGTAGGGGTAGGGGTAGGGGGGTTTTGGCTAGGTTTTTTTGGTCTACCACCTAGCTTTCCATTTTGCCTTGACGCTTCCCTTCTATTTGTAATGTAAAGATATTCCTGTAATTGTCTTTCATTTTGATAAATATTATTTACCTCAACAAAAAACTCTTTTATTACCTCATCACAAGCTAATTTTTCTGCTTCTGTGACACACATTGCTATACGATGATATGTAGTGGCATTGTTTGGTATACCTTGACACCTCTTGTTCCAATTCCAACACAATAATCGAATATAACAACCAATATGTGTATTTGTTAAATGTGCTGTTCCAGCAATAAAATCATCTGTGAACAGATACCAAGCCTTTAACTTTTCACTTGGTTTTGAATTTTCTTCTATAAACATAAATCACTCCAATCTCATCAGTTTATTAATAACCCCAAACCTCTTTTCTTGCATTTAGGACAGTTTCCTCTTTCCAAATCCAGTTATCGGGATTAGGGATTAAAATATCCCTTACATCTTCTTTATTATCAACCATTTTAAGAAAATTTGCCATTGCTTTTACTGCATGAATACAAATTGACATTGGTGTTTTATAATCCTCAATAGATAGGTTTGTAAATTCTGCACCTTTTGTTTTTGTTGGTGTTTTCAAATACCACAAAGATTGTCTTGCATTTGTACCTTTAAAATAAACTGCTTGTTGCATGGCATGGGAAATTGATACTTCTTTTGGTAAATTTTTAGATGTTTTCAAATCTATGTAAAAATCCTCTTTTGTGTTTTTATCCTCGAAATGAAAATCTGTATAACCGATAAAAGGTATTCCCTCAATATCAAGTTGAACCTTTTTTTGATAATCTAAAAGTTCCCAGCGAAAAGCATAGTTTTGAAATGTCCTCGCCCCTAATTCTAACAATGGTACTAAATTTTCTCTTTCATCGTCAATTTTTGGGTCTGTGATACGACTACAATTTGCATTGTATTCATCAATCATCTTTTTACTAGCTTCTTCAACTGATATTCCGTTTAAAACCATATTTAAACCGCTTTCAACTGCACTCCCTCTTTCTGCTGAAGCACTTGTTGGGAATTGATAGCCAAATATTCTTCTTAAAGCCCATCTTTCCCTGTAGAAAGCAAATTCGTTTAAATGACTAAAAGACAAGGGCAACAAACTTTTGTCACCCTCGTCAAACTTTTTAAAATGTTCAATCATCAATAGACCTCACATATTTTTTACAAACAGATAGATTTTTTTCTATTTGATTAATAAGGTGACCAATATCATCAAAAACATTACTGCAAATACCAAAATGAATTTTATAATTTCTCAAATGAAACAAAGTATCTTCCATAACTTTTATATCTTTATTTACAGTTCTTTTATGCTGTTCTGTGCATAATCTTTCAATTTCATTTATCATTTTATACTCCATCAACAGGTTGTAATAAATCTTTGGATATTAAACGATATTCTGCGAAATTTTTTCCATTATTTTCATTAACCATTCTTTTTGTATCAATGTTATAACCTTCTTGTCGCAAATCAAAAATAATTGCACTAAGTCTTGTGCATCTAAAATCGGTTATTGCTTCCCAAGATGTAATGGTTTTTTTCTCTAGTAGTCTTTGTAGGACTAATTTTCTTTGTGATTGTTGGCTCATAACTATTCCTTTCTATAAATGTTTTTTCACCATTTCCCTTTCGTTGACAACTTTTGTTCTAAGGTCATCACGAAAAGTCTTAAAAGATTCAAACCTAATTTTGGCTTGATTTCTTTGCTTCAAGGTTACCTTGTACCTATCAAAGTAATCCTTAAATTTCTTGTCCGAATAAATATGTCCATTTAATTCGGTCATGTTCTTATATCCGCCCTTTTCAACATAATAAAGTGTTAATTCTGCAATCAAAACTTTTTCTTCTTTTTTCATAAGGTCTACCGCTGTATCTAAATCGGCAAACACCAAACCTAATTCTTCTTGTTTGTGTGATAGTAAATGTGGTTCAAATTCTAATAAATATATATCGTTCATATCTTATCCATAAATTCTTTTGCTTCTATCCTATCCAATAAAACCTGTTTCCATTTTTTGTTTATTGATTTATCTGCATGGGCTTTATCGTGACACTTTCGGCAAACGGGGAATAAATTATCAATTCTATTTAATCGGTGATTTTTAACCCCACCAAGCCCTTTATTTTCTAAATGGTGTATATCTACCGCCTGTGCCATAAAACAGCCCCAGCATACGGGGATATCGCTTTCACAATACCCCCAAAAGTCTGAGAACAACTTTTTATAGTTCTTCAATGTTTTCATTCTATATGCTGTTTAAATGCTTGAACTGATAATCTTGTAAGTTCCGATATATCATCTTTTGTAAATCTACCACTTTGCATAGACCTTCCTGTTATACCTGTTACAAACATAACTAGATTTGGATTTACATAATTACCTGTTTTTTTTATTTCATTTGTTACTGCTTTTTGAACTGATGGTTCTGATGGTTGGTGAGCATATCTTGTGTCTTGTGGCTCTTGTGGCTGACCATTTTTAGGCACGATATAAAGGTTTTTTATATTGAAATATTCATTACCCTTACCCGACCTTTTTGAACTTGTAATATCATAACTAATATTGTCACCAACTTGCGGTACAGGGTTTAAATTTTCTCTTATATATAGCCATTCATTTTCGGTTGTAACGATAAGGTAATTATATTCCATCATACCAGCATCATTTACTTTCCCTTTATTTTCGATTTCTTTTATTGTTTTATTCATTATTAACTCCAATTTTATTTATTAATTACGCTATAGCCACGACCTTCAAGACAATTATTAAGTAAATCTGTTCTTGTCTGTAACTTTGGACTTAGCCATAACACCCGCCACCTTAGATTATTATAAAGCACCTTACTTTTATCCCAAAAATAACTTGTGTTATCTTCAACAATACTTTTGCAAGTATGCAAATCATCGTGGTATCTGTTCATGTCACCCTTAATATTGGCTGACGATTTACCCCGACTATCGACAATCGGTGTAGTTGAACAACTTATTAAAAACCCTAATGCAACTAAAGAAGCCATACCAATTAGAATTTTTGAAAAGATAACAGCACCTTTATTTCTTTTGCGGTAACTGTTCGCTTGTTCTATATGAAGTTTGAAATATTTATTGTTCATTGAACTTACCCCAAACTTCGTTCCATGTTTCTTCAACATAGATTTCAAGGTTATCTTCTGTGATAAAAAAGTCATAACCTTTTTTTCTTAACTCTTTAGCTTTGCCCTGTGCTTCTTCTAGGGCATCGCTATTCTTGCAAATGTTCGGAATCAAAGTGTAAAGAAACTTTTCTTCTAAATGCTCTTTGTATTTTGCTGACATGATTGAACTCCAATTTTATTATTATAGATTTTTATTATTTTAAAATTATTATACACCAAAGCATATTTATCTTGATATATAATTTTGTAGTAATGCTTGACCTTACCATTTTCGATAAAGTCAAATCTCACATAGTTATTAAAAGATAATTTCATTTATTCCCCCTATCTAAGTAATAAACATGAACTAGCTTTTTCTCTATTTTCTCCACAAGTTTTAGGTCTTTTTTCCATGTATCATCTCCATCATCAATCATAGAAGTTAAATTTTGTCCTAACTCTTGTATTCCTTGCCTTAAAAGTTCTACTTCTTTTTGGCTAAATTTCTTGTAATACATTATTTATCCCCCTCTTTTTTTTCGTAAACAGTATACAATTTCAAAGCATCATTTTTGAAATCACTTTCAATATCTCCAACTAAATAAACTTTACCATTTACAATTATTTCAATGTGTAAATCTCTTGATTTTTCATTAGTAATAATTTGATTATATAATTGTCTTAAATTCATTATTTATCCCCCCATATTTCTTTGTCTGCTTCTTTATGTAATTTTGCTTGAGATTCTTCATAACCATATTCAGTAACTATATTATGTAAATGTTTACGAAGTTTTTCTGCCCTAAAATACAAGTTATCGGAACACACTTGAGCAACTTTATCTTTTGGCTTATTTGTGCCTTCAAATGTTTTCTTGCTAAGTTGTTTTAAGTAAACGTCTAAAGCATCTACAATTATATTTGCTTCAAGATTATTTATAGTTGTAAGAATTTTCATGTCGAAAGCATCAAATTCTACTTTTGGTAAGTTTTTTTTCTTTTCCTTAATCATCTCTGAAATAAGATGTCTAGGAAGACCGATAGCATTTATATCATTAGCCTTATCAAGACCTTCTTGAATTGCTTCTAAATTGAGAATGTCATTTTGTATTGTTTTACTTTTCATTATAAACTCCATTTTTTATTATTATTATGATTTACCAAGTAAATCTTGTAAGGCAGAAATCATGTCTGCCTTAATAGGTTTACTTAGACTTGAAAATGTCCGTAATCACTCAATTCAAAAGCATATGTTCCATTTCCATATTGCTTCTGAAAATTTGTCCAAAAGAATACAACAAAATATTTACCCGATTGTTTATCTTCAACAACTGTGTAAGCTGGATAAATATCTGTATCATATTTTCTTTTAATTAATTTTTGAACTTTTTGTGCTTGTCTATCAGCGTTCCAAAAATTTTTATAGAATTTTTTGTGGTATAAATCAGTTAGCTTTTCTTTGCCCCACCAATTTTGACATCTATCCAAAACTTTTTCGTATAAAACATTTTCATTATTTATAAATGTATTCGCCATTAGATACTCCCCATTCTGATTGTGTGTGCATGACCATTTTCAAATGCTTCCATACATCTATCAATAGAAACATTTTGCATCTTTTCAGCTTCAGAAGGTTTGACACAATAAACTGAAACCGAACCATCAGCAGAATAACGAATTCTATCCATTTCTTTATCGATAGCTACTGGCACACATTTAACTATTTCGCCAACAAATCGATATTGAACACCATCACAATCCATACCAGTTTCAATAATACAAGTAAGACCATTTTCAGAATTTTTTCTAAACTGATTGTATCTTTCTTGTTTCAAAGCTAATTTATCTTTTCTAAAAAATCTTGGAAAAAAAGTGAGATATGCTCTAAAAGCAACCCTACGATTTTTCTTATCTTTTATTAAGTCAAAATACTTATCTAATGCTTTTCTTTGTGTTTCTCTATTATTTGTCATTATGAACTCCATTATTATTTTATTATTATCGGCATCATTGCCCTTAAACCTAGCTTAAATCCTAGGTTTTTGTATGTCAAGCACATAATTAATTATTGTGTATTTTTTATATTTATTTATTATAAAGTTGAGCATTTCCCCTTGGTAATAATTTCCTCCTCACAGGGGTTTGTCCTCTCTTTTTGTTAAGAACTCCAATTTTTTAACAAAACATAGGGGGTAATATGTTATTATCCCCTATGACCTTAGAAAACGACTTACAAATTGCTGTAAATGAATATCTGAACTATTTATCGAAAAGCTATAGATTTCGCCATTTTCATGTACCTAATGAAGGAAATAGACCTGTTTCTTACAAAGTAAAACTAAAAAAAATGGGATTGAAAGCTGGTTGCCCCGATATAATTATAGAATATCCTCAAGGCAAAATTTTATATATTGAATTAAAAACAGAAAAAGGGCGGTTGTCTGATTCTCAAAAATTGTGGGCTATACAATCAAAAGCTATGGGAACACCCCACTATATAGTGCAAGGGGAAATCACCGAATGTTTAGACGAAATCAAAAGTATTATTCAAAAAAACATTCCAGCGGGGTGTTAAATTTTCCATGTATGATTAGACCTTACGAAGCCTTAAAACCCGCTGACGGGCTTTATATGACGATTTATTTCGCCTTTTTGACCTCTTTTTTCGATTTATCGGTCTTTTATCAATTAATTCGGAAATAGTTGATGTAGTTGTGAAACCACTCATTTTCCAACTTTCCGCATTGCTCGAACATGGGCTTGTGCGAATGTTCTACCCTTTGCCATGTCTTTTGCCATTTCTTGCATATGTTTTAGACTATGATGTCTTGCATGGCGGTTCATGGTCTTTTGTTGTCTTGATGTAAGGTTTTTTGTAAATCTTTTAATCGAAGCTACTTTGACCAATTACTTCTTCTTTCGCATCTTCATTTTGTTTTTTTTCCTCTTACCCTTTTTTTTCATTCCCTTTGAGTGAGAACCTTTTCCTGTATGATAAGGCATTATTTTTTTCCTTTCTTTTTCTTATTACCTTTTTTCTGACTTTTTAGAATTGCCATTTGTAAGCCTTTAGGTAATTTTTTTTGTTTTTTAGTTAGTGCCATATTTACCTCTTAATGTAATACAGTTGAATGTATTACAATTAGGATAGCACAAAAAATTAAAATCTGAACCCATGTTTTTAATTGTTCAAAAGTTTCCCAAATATTTTTTAATTTTTCTAACATTCCAATCTCCCTTTTTTTAGTGTGTGTTCGCAGATGTCTGAATAAATCCATCATTGGCTTTTTCTCTTGGTACAGATACTTGGTGTATTGCATTACAAATTTTACATTTGTATTGATGTAATGACCAAATATGTCTTTCACTTTCTAGTTCTATAACTTCTTTATTAAATAAAAGTATTGAATTTTTTTGGTAGCAATTCATGCAAACCATCATTTTTTTGTGTCCGTTTTTTTTGTTTTATCATAAGACCGCATACCAGCAATTCCCAGCATACCAAACAAAAGTGGCATCATAACCGACATATCAGCTTGTGGTATAATTATACCAAAACCAGCTAATATTGGTGAAATCATATAATTTATCATTAAAGACAAACCGCAAATCCATCCAATTAAAGGTCGCCATGAACTTTGAAACCAATTACCTTTTGCTTCTTCTTGATTTACCTTTATTTGTTCTAATGCTAATTGCTGGGCGTGTTTTTCTGCCATAGTAGCAATTTCATGTGCTAGTTTATTTTTTGTGTCTTTGTCCTCAATAAATTTGCCTAATAACTTTGAAGCTACAGGTAATAAACTAGCTATCATATGCTTTTTTCCATTTTCTCGATAAGCCTATTCCATCTATTTGTGGTTTGGTTATAGGCTCGGCTGTCTTTCATTTCTAAAATAGCTGTTTCAATATCATTATTTTGTAGGGCTTCTTTAAACTTTTTAAATTGACTTAGTTTTGGTAAACCTAATTGAAATGACATATGAATTACACATTCCCTTACATTGTCATCAATATCCATACCTTCGCAAAAAGTATTGGCATCATCAATCGCAACATCTAAATCTTTTTGAAATAGTTCAACTGCTCTTTCATGTGTAATCGGTTTCATAAGTTCTTCTTTTTCATGGTCACGAATTAAATGTCCACAACCGATTGTCCAAAATCCTAAATGGTCTTGATAAGGCTCAAGCAATAACCCGCCTTCTTCACGAATTATATCTTCCTGTAAAGTTACTAAATCCATTCTACCCTCGATAATACAAAAGCTATAAACTGTGTACCAACCATAAAACCAATAGCCCATAAAACATAGTTCAGTTTCTTTACCTCTTTTTGCAGATGATAAATATGGTTAGTTTCCAAATGTTCTATCTTATTGTAAAGATTGACTAAATGTTCTTTGCTTGTTTTTGGTTCTAGTTTTGCCATGTAAACACCATATAATTTTTTATACTATATATCAATATAATCTCATGTTTTCATTTACATTTACTAATTTACAATAACATTGATAATTTTTTGTTTCATCACCAATTCTTACTTCTTGTTTATGTAAATACTTTTGAAAATATTTACAATTATGCACATTTGATAAATGCAAATTTCCCGCTGGAATTCCACTTAAATAACAGGCTAACAAAAAGGCTGGTTTCATTTTCCGTTTTTACTCATGTAAGCAGTTGAACCCATGTAGAAGCCAACAATCGAAGAACCGCTTAAAAATAGAAGGTCAGTAATTGCAGAAAGTTTTTCTAGCCTTTCTAATGTTATTAATGGTGAAGCAAGTAATAAAGCATATACACCCATAAATATTAAGGTATATCTTGCCATTCTAAGCTGTGCTAAATTTTTTCTAAGTTTTGTTTCAGTTTCTTTTATTTCTTTGACATGGCTTAATTCTTCATCTGAAACTACACCATCACCATCGGTGTCATAATCTGAAAAAACACTATCTTTTTGAAATTTTTTTTGTTTAGCCAAAGTAAAAACCCCCTAAAAAACTAAAAGACCATATACCTAATGTTAAATATATAAAATTTATCATCAGTTTTTCATTTTATACAAATATGCCAAAAATACAATAAAACCAATAATTGTGCATACTAATAAAAATATCGCACAATAATTTATAATTTTATCTCTTTGCTCAATACGCTTATGCTCAAACTCTTGTTTGTTTCGTCTAATCGTTGCTTCTTCTTTAATGAAGTCTTGCCAACCTGCTTCTCCATATGACATCATTATCATATTTCTTAATTCTTGCCTTTGCTTTTGCAGTTTTTTCTTAGCCATAAAACTATCAATGGCAACTTGTTCAACATTCCCTTTATTAAATATAGATTGAATTAATGTTGGATTTTTAGCCCTTTTTTCAAAGTTCTCAATATCACTTGTGTTACTCATAAATGTCGATACTTGACTTGACATTTCAGAAATATCTTTTCCTAAAGCAACACCTTGTTTAAGGTAATTAAAGGCTTTAGAAGCCCCAGTTAGTAATAATCCTATGGTTGCAGGGTCTATAACTCACTCCCTTTATATCTCGTCTGGAAAATCATATATTGGTGCATTTCCAGTTGGCACATTGTCTTTATCTACTGGTATATCAAATAGTTTCATAAAATCTGCTAGTGTTTTACAATCGGTGATTTTTTTTTCAATAGCATCACATGCTGTTCTAACTGCATCTCTATAAGTTGCAACATTGCTATCTATAGCTTTGTCTTTTTCAGCTTTTCTGACTATTTGCCAATCCCATTTAGATAAAAGATTATTTGTTGTTTGTTTAGTTTGCCTTATCCATATTGTTTTTAATCCCTCATTGATAAGTTTAGTTTTGCCATCTTCTTGATACAGTTGTTTACCATCTGCATCTTTAGCATCTTCGTCATCAAGTTTTCGTTCAATACCTTTTGCCCAATAAAAACGATTGTCAAAACTTGTATCTTCTTCTTCTTCCCAAACTAACTTAAAATTCTTTTTGTCTGCATCACTCCAAGCACTTGCCCAATTATAAGGGTGTTTATAAGTGCCATCTGACCAAGACTTTCCTTCTTTGATTACTATTCCATTATGTTTCCAAGGCATAATTTTCTCCTATCTTGCATTACTAAATTTAAATGGCTGTTCTGCAAAAGCCATATAGATGTAACTGGTTGAAGCATTTGGGTGGCTTCCTCCAGAAACTTTAAGTTTAAACCCATTGCTAACAAAATCCATACGAACTGTGCCAGTATCTTCAGCATTAGATGCTGATGGATACAAATTTGCATCTACACCATTAAAAGGATTTCGTACAGCATCATTTATTCGCCAACCAGAACTTACAGAAGTTGTTTTTGTCAAAACCCACGCAGGTCTAAAGCCAGTAAAAACAAATGTGCCATCTGTTGAGCCATTTCCTGTATAAGTTCCAAACTTAGAGTAGCCCTCAACTTCAGCAAAGGCATAACAAACATAATTGTAACTTGCATCATTTATTGCATCATTTGTATAGATACCATAAGTCGTAGTATTTATTTGATCACCTCTATAAAATGATGTTGTAGATGTTCCTCCAGTTGTTGTAAGATGTAGATAAGCAAAATTTGTACTTGCATTAAAAGCATTACTTCTCTCATGATGCCACAATAACCAAGCACTATATTCATGACTCCATGACCTATTTTTTGTTAACAATAATGCAGGTGTTTTACCAAGTCCATGACCAATAGTCCCTGCAACACCAGTACCAGTATAAGTTATAATACTAAATCCTGCAGTTTCGTTGGTTTGTGATACACTTAAAATTGAGCCATCAAAGTTTGTTGAGCCATGTGTTGTATTAGTGTTTACTTGACCACCCATGCCACTATGGTTCTGACAATAATAATACAAAGTTGGGGCTGAACTAGCCACAGTAATAGTAGTTTTATATGCACTATCGTCTTTTACAACTCCCGTTGTATATTCTGAACCACCACCATGAGTTCCATCAGATGTAGTTGAAAACCTTATTGGGTGTCCTTGTGCTGTACTATCTGACCAATCAAAAACATATGTGCCACCCTCTTGTAAATCTAATGTAACTGCACTTTGAGCAAAAGTTGTACTATCTGCTGAGTTTCTAAATCTATATTTATTTCCACTT